TCTCACCGAAGCGTAACTTTGGTATTGACGACCCGCTGAACGATTTTGTTCGCCAGTTGTTCAACGAGGGCACTGACGACGCTATCAAGCAGGCAAAGGAGCTTATGGCTCGCCAGCGCTTCTTCGCTCCCGTGTTGGTTCGCGGTGAGGAAGAGAAGGGAGTTCGTATCTGGGGCTTTGGCAAGATGGCCTATCAGGAACTTCTAAACCTTGTTCTCAACCCCGAGTATGGTGATATCACCGATGTTGAGACTGGCACCGATCTTGTAATCAAGTACGGAAAGCCACCGGGAGCACAGTTCCCGCAGACGACTATCACGCCTCGTCGTCGTTCAAGCCCACTCTGTGATGATGCAGTTGGAGGCCCGGACCGTTGTGCCGAGCTTCTTGAGAACATTCCAGAGTTTGATAAGCTGTTCACGCGGAAGACACCGCAGGAGATTCAGGTTATGCTTGACGAATGGCTTGCAGGCGAAGACTCTGCCGGAGACGACGTTGTTAAGTATGATAACAACGGCTCCGCAACCAGCGTTGACAACGCTTTCAAAGAACTAATGAATGCATAAAGGAGAAATAAATATGTTTAATTTCATTAATCGTGATCACCTATACGGTCTGGTGATCGGTGCTGCTATCATCGGCGCCGCCACTCTTTTTGTTGCCTGTGACAGCGACAAGGAAGATGCTGGCGATACCGCTGAGACCACCACAGAAGAGACCACAGAGCCGGTTACCACGCCGACGACCCCAGCAACCCCCACTACGCCCACCACGGCCGAGACGGGAGACACGGGTGCAACGACAGGTACGACAGGTACAACCGGCACAACCAGCACTGGTGCTACTACTAGCTGATGTGCAACCCGCAGGAAGGCATGGGGTTAAAGATGCCTTATTTTACTTAAAGGAAAAAATAACTAATGTCAGTATTTAACAACAACAAGGACACGCTTGCTATGATTTTGGGCACTGTAGCCCTCTTGGTAGCGATTGTTGCCTTTGTAACAAACAATAACGGTGATACGGCTGTCAATTCTACGGGGAATGAGACAGCCAAGACAGTTCAGGCTGTTACCACCATCGATGAGAACGATATTGAGGAGGTTGTCGTGATTGGCGACCCCGAGGCCGATATCGAGGAAGAAGTCGAGAATAACGAACACTAGTTCCCCCGACCGCAGGGGGGCATGGGTTTACAGATGCCCCACTCTACAGGGGTGGTAGTTAAGTTGGTTATAACGCCGGCCTGTCACGCCGGAGGCCGCGGGTTCAAGTCCCGTCCATCCCGTAACACTAGATTAATAATTGGAGGAAAAATGAAGTTTTTAAAGAGAAATAACACAGTATCTAATGTATTTTACATTTCTACGCTACTGTCAGTTGCTGGTTCTGTTTTTATCTGGAACACGGCTGGTGAGGATATCGCTAGCACTCAGCGTCTTGCTCTTTTTGTTGGCCTTTGGGCGCCGACTTTCATGGGCTTTGCAAACTACTACAGGGAGTAAAGATGAGTTTATATAAGAAGATTAAGTCTCTAGGTGTTGAGGACGACACAACAGTAACTTTTAGTTACGAAGACGGCTGTGACGTTTTCCACTTCAACGAGACGCACATTGAAACCGCAATGAGCCAGACTGGTTTTGCAACTACGCTTGCAGAGGCTGTTGCCGAGGGTATTTTATATAAGAACGGTAACGAGATCCTTAATGAAATGCGAGAGGAAGGCTTGCTTGACGAATACGAGCGAGGCGACGAAGCATTCACTGACTTTGTGTCAGAAGTGATTGAGAGTGAGCACTGGAACTATTGCTGGTTTGAGCACTCTACGGAGAAGTACGACCACAAGCGTGGATACACCGAGCTTTCAGCAGAGTTTGCAGTCCCCCTATCAGATCTTAAGGGTGAGTTATATCCTCTTCCCGGCTGGAAGGCATCGGTGCAAACCCCGAATGGCTACCTAACGGTTGACCGATAATGGCTAGAGCAAAGAAGCAAAAGGCTGGAAAGCTTTCCATTGCAGACATGAGAAAGATTGTGAATAAAAGGGCTGGTATTACGGTCGCTCACGATCTTGGTGGCTCTAACCCAACCGAAGTCAAGGAGTGGATTCCAACTGGTTCTCGCTGGCTAAACTCTATTATTTGTCGTGGCAAGTATGCAGGTATCCCAGTAGGGAAGATTAGCGAGATTGCCGGCCTATCAGCGTCTGGTAAGTCATATATGGCGGCACAGATTGCAGGTAACGCCCAGAAGATGGGGATTGATGTGGTATACTTTGATTCAGAGTCTGCCATTGACCCCGACTTCTTGGCCAACGCAGGCTGCGATGTTGAAAACTTACTTTATATTCAGGCACAATCAGTAGAGTTTGTTTTAGAAACTATGGAAGAGTTGTTAGCAGGTAACGAAAACAGAATGTTGTTTATCTGGGACTCGCTAGCAATGACACCGGCCGTTTCGGACATTGAAGGTGATTTTAATCCACTATCCAGTATGGCTGTTAAGCCTCGTATTCTTTCAAAGGGATTCGCTAAGTTAACAGTGCCGATTGCAAACTCGCAGTCTACCTTGCTTATCTTAAACCAGTTGAAGACTAACATCACAAGCAATATTGCAGAAGCACGCCTAGAGCCTTATTTCACCCCCGGTGGAAAGGCCGCAATCTACGCCTATTCTCTTCGTATCTGGCTAACTGCCAGACGAGGTAAGTCTAGTTTCATCTATGATGACAAGGGCTTCCGTGTTGGCACAGAGGTCAAGGCTAAGATTAAGAAGTCACGATTTGGGTCTGATGCCCGAGAGTGTACCTTCAAGATTGTATGGGCAGGCGAAGATGTTAAGATTCAAGATGAAGAATCATGGCTTGAGGCGATTAAGGGCTCTAATCACCTCACAAACGCAGGCGCTTGGTTTACACTTCAATATGCAGACGGAACTTCCGAAAAGTTCCAGACCGCTACTTGGATGACAAAACTGCAAAACGAAAAGTTTAGACATCGGGTCATTGAACTGATGGAGCAGGAAGTCATTCTTAAGTTTGAAAAGAAGGAAGCCGACGCCAAAGAGTTTTACGACATTGATGGTGAAGACGAGGCCTAAAATTTCTGCTTGACTTCAACGCCCCAGCATGCTATACTAAGTATGTTGGGGCGTTTTTATGAGGATAAGTGGAAGACACAAGCGATATGTTGATTTGGCAAAAAAGCTTGCCGAAGACTCTAGCTACACTCTGCACCGTCATGGTGCTGTGTTAGTAAAGGGCGGCAGCGTCCTTAACTGGTCAGCCAATAGAAACAAAGTCCAGCGCTGGGCTCAAAAGTTTAGGTCACATGGTTGCGGTCATGCCACACATCATGCTGAACTTGGCGCTATTCTTGGGGTTGCCCGGGATAAAACAAAGGGTTCCGACATGTATGTTGTCAGGATCAGCAAAAAGGGCTCACTTCTCATGTCTAAGCCATGTGAAATGTGCCAAGAAATACTTCGTCACGTTGGTGTCAAAAGGGTCTTCTACTCTATTGACAACGAGACGATGGGATGTTATAAAGTATAGACAGGGGGAAATATGAACCGCGTAATGGTTATCGATGCACTTAATATGTTCATCAGGAATTATATTGTAAATCCGATGATCTCAACCAATGGCAATCCAATCGGGGGCGCCGTTGGTTTTCTTAACTCGCTCAAGAAGTTGATGCGGGAGGCCAGTCCAGACCAAGTTATTATTTGTTGGGATGGTTCAGGTGGCTCTCAGAAGCGCCGTCAGACCGTCAAAGAATACAAGCAGGGTCGTAAGCCTCTTCGTAAGAACTACGAGGTAGAGGGCATGTCTAAGCAGTCTGAGAAGGAGAATATGATCTGGCAACAGCAGATTCTCATGGAGATGCTAAACGAAATGCCGGTTATGCAACTGGTCCTAGATAGAGTAGAGGCAGATGATATTATTTCTATGGTGGTTGGCTCGCCAAAATACAAGGGATGGCAAAAAGTCATCGTATCTTCTGACAAGGACTTCCTTCAACTGCTTGATGGAGAAACTGTTCTTTACCGTCCCATCCAAAAGAAGGCTTGGACAAAGCAGACTGTGATTGACGAGTATGGTATCGCACCAGAGAACTTTGTTATCGCTCGCGCTATTGCAGGCGACAAGTCCGATAACCTAGCAGGCATTCAGGGTGCAGGTCTTAAGACTATTGCTAAGCGTCTGTCGTTTCTCTGTGAGGACAAGATGCATACGCTTAACACAGTTTACGACCATTGCGCCAATACTGAAAGCAAGTTGAAGTTCTTTGAGCGCATTGTTGAGGGCTGGAATACTGTTGAGACAAACTACAAAGTTATGAATCTCACGCCTCCAAGCATCTCAGTGCAGGGTCGTCAAAAGATTAACTATGCGCTTGATAACTTTGAGTTTGAACTCAATGCAACCGGCCTCAAGCGGGCCTCTGTAGAACATGGCTTCGGTTCCTATGATTGGTCCGAGATTACGGCAAAGCTACGAGGCATGGTTGAGAAAAATAAGTTAATCGCTTGACACAGGGGCCTAAGTAGGCTATATTAAACAAACGGGGGAACACTTGGGCAACAACGCACCGAGCTTTAGTAAATTTGGTAAGAACTTTCAAGAGTCTCTATGCCAGATGATTTTGCAAGATCGTCCATTCGCGGATCAGATTATGGAGGTTCTAGATATTGGCTTTCTAGAACTTCATTACCTTCGTGTGTTTACACAAAAGGTTTTTGAGTATCGCGAAAAGTATGGTGTTCACCCAACTTATAAAATTATGATTTCAATCATCCGTGCTGAGATTGAGGACGAAAATGCCGCTACTCAGCAACAGTTGCGAAATTATTTTGCTCGTATTCATGACTCGCAAGTTTCAGGCTCAGAGTATATTAAGACCACCGCGCTTGATTTTTGTCGTAAGCAAAAACTGAAAGAAGCGATGATTAAGTCGGTTCCACTGCTTGAAAAATCGTCTTTTGATGAAATTGCGAAGATTATTAACGATGCCATCAAACTTGGCGACCACTCGGATCACGGCTATGACTATGTTAAAGACTTTGAAAGAAGGTTTGAACTAAAAGCAAGAGATCCAATTACAACAGGCTGGAGCGAGATCGACGGACTATGTAAGGGTGGACTCGGCAAGGGCGAGTTGGGCGTGGTCATCGCGCCAACGGGGGCAGGTAAATCAATGGCTTTGGTTCACTTGGGGGCGCAAGCCCTGAAAGAAAAGAAAACTGTTGTTCACTATACTCTTGAGTTGGCCGATACTGTCGTCGCGAGTCGTTATGACTCATGTATAACTAAGATTCCACTAAGTAATCTTCACTCCTTTAAAGAAGAGATTTATGAACAGGTGCAGGATATTGAAGGGGTTCTTATTGTAAAAGAATACCCCACCAAGTCTGCCTCTACTCGTTCCTTGAGGACACATCTAGAAAAGTTGAGAATGCGCGATGTTTACCCCGATATGGTCATTGTAGACTACGGGGATCTATTGCGACCAATTTCTGGTAAAAGTGAGAAAAGACATGAACTGGAATCTATTTATGAAGAGATGCGGGGACTGGCAAGAGAGTTTAACTGTTGCCTGTGGACTGCTTCTCAAACTAACAGGTCCGGACTAAACGCGGAAGTCATTACGATGGAATCCATTTCAGAGGCTTTCAATAAGTGTTTTGTTTCAGACTTTATTTTCTCGCTTTCAAGGACCGTAGAAGACAAACAAGCCAATACCGGTAGAATTTTCGTTGCAAAGAATAGGAATGGGCCGGATGGCCTAGTATATCCAATCAGCATGCAAACGGCTAATGTTCAAATTGAAGTTTTGGCACCAACCGGCACAGAGCCATCAGTGATTTCGTCTAAGGACCAGAGTGAGATATTGAAAGAGAAATATAAGAAATTCAGAAAAAAGCAAAAGGAAAAGGGAGCTAAATAATGGAGTTGGCATCGGAAATCTTGTCAGATATTACAGTACACATGAAGTATGCGAGGTATCTTTCTGACAAGTATCGTCGAGAGACGTACACAGAACTAGTTGATCGTAACAAAGCAATGCATATCAAGAAGTATCCTAAACTCAAGGATGAGATTGAGGAGGCTTATAAATATGTCTATGAAAAGAAGGTGCTTCCTTCAATGCGATCAATGCAGTTTGGTGGTAAGCCCATAGAGGTCGCTCCAAACCGTATTTTCAACTGTGCTTATATGCCCATTGACGATGTTCGGGCATTCGGGGAGGCAATGTTTCTTCTATTGGGGGGAACCGGTGTCGGATACTCAGTTCAGACACACCATGTAGAGCAACTTCCAGAAATTAATAAGCCAAACGGTAAGCGTACATATCGGTATCTAGTTTCGGACTCTATTGAGGGCTGGGCTGACGCTGTGAAAGCGCTTGTAACCTCCTATTTCCGTGGCACTTCAAAGCTGCGTTTCGATTTCTCGGATATTAGACCTAAAGGCGCCCGTTTAGTAACATCTGGCGGGAAGGCCCCGGGTCCACAGCCCTTGCGCGAATGTCTTGTTAAGTTGGAGGGGATGCTAGAAGCCAAGGAAAATGGCGACAAGTTGCGTCCTATTGAGGTCCATGACATGGTTTGTCACATTGCTGACGCCGTGCTCGCAGGCGGTATTCGCCGTGCTGCCCTTATCTCCCTCTTCTCGGCCGATGATGATGAAATGATTGCTGCCAAGGCTGGTTCTTGGTGGGAAACGGACCCACAAAGAGGTCGTGCCAACAACTCTATTGTTCTTATGCGTCACATCGTAACCAAGGAGTTCTTTATGGACCTTTGGGCGCGTGTTAAGGCGTCCGGCGCTGGAGAACCCGGTTTCTACTTTACCTTTGACAAGGACTGGGGAACTAACCCTTGCTGCGAGATTGCCCTTCGCCCGTTCCAGTTTTGCAACCTTACTGAAGTTAACGTTTCTAACGTAGACACTCAGGAAGAGTATGAGGCCCGAGTCAAGGCAGCAGCCTTTATTGGCACTTTGCAGGCCTCTTTTACTGATTTTCACTACCTGCGACCTGTTTGGCAGAGAAACACAGAAAAAGACGCTCTTATTGGTGTGTCCATGACAGGCATCGCATCAGGCAACGTTCTAAAATTAGATATGAAGGCCGCCGCAAAGATTGTAAAGCAGGAAAACAAGCGTGTTGCTGAACTTATTGGTATTAACCCTGCTGCTCGCACAACTTGTGTTAAGCCTGCCGGAACCACATCCTTGACACTTGGGACATCCTCTGGAATTCACGCATGGCACAACGATTACTATATTCGTCGTATCCGTGTAGGCAAGAACGAGGCCATCTATGATTATCTTTCCCAGCACCATCCGGAACTTGTTGAAGACGAATATTTCCGCCCACACGATACAGCCGTTATCTCTGCTCCACAGCGCGCACCAGAAGGCGCCACCACACGCTCTGAGACAGCCCTAGAGATGCTTGAGCGTGTTAAGAAGGTCAGCACAGAGTGGGTCCGTTCCGGACACTGGAAGGGCCAAAATACTCACAATGTGAGCGCCACAGTTACCATTAGAGAAGAAGAGTGGGCAGAGGTTGGAGAGTGGATGTGGGAAAACCGTAGTTGTTACAATGGACTATCAGTTTTGCCACATTCGGACCACACCTATGTTCAGGCACCCTTTGAGGATTGTGATGAGGCTACATATCATGAAATGATGAAGAGTCTTGCTAACATTGATCTTACGAATGTTGTTGAAACACAGGATAACACTGATTTGCAGGGCGAGCTGGCCTGTGCTGGTGGATCTTGCGAAATAAAATAGCTTGACTCTGACTGTCTATGGTGTTATATTTAGAGAGTGAGGTAAGTTATGAAGTTCAACCATCTGCTCCCTCGTTGGGAGCAGAAGCACAAGTGCCCCGATGGCGGTGAGCACTATTATTTGCCGACAAGTCACATAGAAGCCACGTTGCAGCATGTGGCTGTGCGGTTCCGCTGCAAGAAGTGCAGCCGTTTGACCACTGCGTTTTTAGATGAGCCAACTTATTATACAAACAAAAAGATTATTAACAAATATATTGGAGAGTAAAATGACTTTATACCCCGAGCCAGCGTGGGTTCAAATAGAACTTAGCTTTGATAAGAAAGACGAGAGCCCGTATACTATTGCACTACCAGATGATTATAAGCCGGCTGAAAAACCCTATAAGGCAGTCTCTGTTGTGGCAGACTTCCTTGGTAAGTACAAGCATGGCGACGTTGTTGTGGTCCCCACACATATCATTCGTGAGATTGACCTCTCTGATAACAAGTTTTACCTTGTTGAGCGAAACCACATTATGGCTGCTGTGAGGGCCGAATGAGTTGGGGTGACTACCCAGAAGACGCGCCTAAACTTAAGACTAGACGTGATTTGGAAGATTTGGAACGATACCATCACAACTCTGTTAACCACCCGGACCATTATGGTGGCAAAGACAACACCTATGAAGCCATCAAAATTATTGAGGCATACAACCTAAACTTTTCTCTTGGAAATGTCATCAAGTATGTCCTCCGAGCAGGAAAGAAAAACGAGAGCGCCATTGAAGACCTTGAGAAGGCAGCGCGCTACATTCAGTTTCAGATCGACTACCTGAGGAGGCAGAAGTGAGTGACCCTGATGCATACAGAACAAAAAGAGAGTGGGAAGTGAAAAAGATAACAGCAACAGTGCCAAGGGCAGCACTATTTAAAGAAGAGCCCAAGAGGAGTATACATGTCTATGGAGACGGAATTGGCAGAGTTGATCTCGTGGAACACATGGGTTCTGATCTCACTATCGTTAATAGTGCCCGCGTTAGCTTTGGCAAGCACAAGGAGGAACTAGATGAAAAAGATGAAAGACTGGTTAACTACTTGGTTAAACACAGACACACCAGCACGTTTGAGCACAACGTTGTTACTTTCCGTTTTGTGGTTCCATGTTTTGTTAGGTCTCAGCATCACCGTCATCGTACTTGGAGTTACAACGAAATATCTCGTAGATATACTGATGTAAACATCC